ATGACCCAGAAACGAAAAAGCCCAGCTCGGTGGCTGGGCTATTTTCTGTGGCGTTCCGCTCTGCGGCAGTTCGCCTAAGCGGCAAAACCGCAATGTATGACGAAAGGTACAGGCCGCGATTATCACTGTCAATACGTCCAGCCTGTACATTTCTTCAGGCAGCCTTTTTCTCCTCCATCACGAAGCACGCCAGCAGAGCTGACAGGCCCGCGCGAACCAGCATGCGAGCGTCCGCGTAGCTGATCCCCATCCGGTCCTGTATATCTCGATACGACATGCCATGGATGAAGTAGAGGATCAGGCTGCGGATGGCATCCGGGTCTTCGTCGTAGAGGCGTGCGAGAAACCGGTCTACTTGCAGCGCCCGATCATCACTGATGCAGGGGGCCACAGCCGCAAACCGTTTTTCGTTCGCCGGGTTCCGTTTCATCAGCGCCAGCATCGGCGAAGAGCCGCGAGGCGTGCCATTGTCGGACCAAACCCACAGCCCGTATTGCTCCATCAGAAATTCCAACGCCTTGATGTTCATTTCAGTCGCCTCTGAAGTGGGAGCCGCCGGCGCCCCGCTGGTTGTTCTCTTCTCGCGCCAGACTGCTCGCCTGGCGTCGCTGCTCTTCCACCAGCCGCTTTACCCACATCCGCAGTTGCACCACCGCATCCCGCTGATCGAGCGCCAGCCCCGTCACCCCGTCAACGAAGCCAGCGGCACCGCACGCGTCGCAATCAATGTCGTAGAACACTCCTCGGCGCTGACCGTGGCCATTGCATGCGGGGCACGGAACGAGGTGACGCGGTTTGTTCGTAAGATCCGGACCATGCTTCTTCATGCGGCAGCCCTCTTCGCATCCCTGGCCTTGGCTCGGTACAGGGTCTTGATCGCCTTGATCTCCTCAACCGTCCACTTCCTGGCATCGTGCGGCCCCTCCAGGCGCGCTACAGCCGCGTCACCGATCTTCGCAACGAGGTTTATGCGGTAGTTCACGATGTCGCCCGACTTGTGGTTGTTGCACGGTGCGCATTGCTTGTGGACGTTGTCCTCGTCGAACCTCAACTCGGGATGGGAGCCGACAGAGCGGTAATGCCCGGCGTGATACTGCCCATCATGAAAGCGCCCACAACTGATGCAGGGGCGGTCCCAGTCGCGCCAGCGGATAAACTCGTTGAATGCGGCCTGAGCCTCCCTCAAGTGGTCTGCACGGCTCTTCAATTTCTCTTTCCGAACCGCGATCTCGCGCCGCTCGCGTTGCTGAAGGGACTTGCGCTCCTTCTCCTGCTTCTGCCGAGCGATGACGATGCCGCACTCAGGGCTGCACCACGTCTGAAACGACTTCACCGGGACGAAGCGGGCGCGACACGTCGATACTGCGCACTTCTTCGGCCGGGGCTTCCGTGCCGACAACGTCATGCCACCTCCCGCGGATACATGATCTGCTGGTGACGCTCGCAAATAGCCTGAGCCTCTTTCGACGACGCAACGGGGGAGCAAATGAATTCGCCTTGCACGCTCGCCCGGTAGTGAGCCTCCCCGGCCACCAGTTGTTTGCAAACCTTGTAGGGCGGGGAGCTGTCGCTAACCGCCAGATAATCGTTGAGCGCCTTCCACTTCATGAACGGGACTCCTGTAGCTGTTGTATGGCCTCGTTGTGCCGGTTGATTCGTTCGTTGAGATCGGCGCGCCGCCTGACGGCTTCGTCCTTCTCTTTCTGCTCGCGCTGAGCGCGGTGTGCGGCCAGGCTTGCCTTGAGCTTCGCCATGTTTTCCGCGAACCCCTTCGGTGCCTTCGTGACCTCGGCAGGGGCATTGCCAGTGAGAAGCCCGGCGATCGCCTGGCCGGCATCTGTTGGGGCCGGGAGTTGAAGAACCACCACTCCCTCCAGGCGCGCCACCTCGGCGGCTGGCAGGCGGTTTAGCGCTGCGGCTTTCTGGATACCCGCCTGACGGCCGGCCTCGTCGTGACCAAGGGACACACGCCACTCGACAGGAAGCGCCTCTCGCCGGGAGCGAGACACTGCGCGCTCATAGGCCGATATGAACGCCATGCGGGCACCCACCTTGTCTCTCGCCTCCAGGATCGGCGCAGCAATGGTGAGCGCTTCCTGAATCTCCGGGGTGAGGACCACCGTTGCGCGCTCGTCCGATGCTTCCAGCGCCAGCGCCCAGGCCTCATTCGGTTCAGGCCGGCCATCGACTGCCTGCACACGCTGCAGGATGGCTGCGAGGGTGAGTTTTCCGGTCAATTCACGGCGGCACGCCTGCAGAGCGCTGCGGATCGCCTCCCCCGGATACTCTGCGAGATCCTTGGCCATCAGCTTCGCGGCATTGGCACTCATCTCCTGGCCAAGCGTTTCAGCAGTCGCCACCAGCGCGGCGGCCAGGTCGGCCTGTTCGTCACAGGAAAGCATTGGCGCGCCCCTCCTCTCGGATGCTCTCCGCAGCCTCCTTGGCGGCGTTCAGGTTCGCCTGAGTGCGCTCCAGTTGCCGAGCCGTGGCCCCGTTCATCTGCCGGTCAGTCGCCCACTGGGTGCGATACGACTCCGCCCTGGCCAGCAGCGAGCCCAGGTCGTGACAGTTGCGGATCAGGTAGGCGTCGTTGATGCCAACGAAGTACGCCGCCACCGCCGGAGCCTCCTCAGCGCCCAAGCGCTTCAGCAGGTCGCGAACCTGACCGTTGACCTTTGAGTTTCGCACCGGATGGGTTCCGTACCGGAGCTGGTACGCTGCCGCATACGCCGACCAGATCGCTCGGCATGCCTGTTGCCGATCACGCTCCGCATCGGGCTGGCCGGAATCGGCCGGCAAAAGGTTCCCTGATGGTTCCCTTGTAGGTTCTATTACGGTTCTGGGTGCAGATGCTGCGGGGGTGGGGTGCATTTCCTGCGGGGGTTGGGGTGCAGCATCTGCGGGGGTGGGTGCATTTCCTGCACGGGTGCATTTGCTGCTGGGGTGCATTTCCTGCAGGGGTGCATATGCTGCGGGGGTCACCGAGTACATGGTCGACCTGCCCTGGCGCTCCTCGACGCTCACAATCCCTGCGGAACGCAGCCACTTGATCGCCTGCTGCACAGCGCGCTTCGACAGGCAGCAACGCGTCGCTATGCTGTCCACCGCCGGCCAGCACACCCCTTGGTCGTTCGCCTGGTCTGCCAGCGAGATCAGTACCGCCTTCTGCGCGGGGCTCATTCCCTGGAGAGGCCAGCAGGCCGACATGATGATCGTGCTCATTGGCGCACCTCCGGCGACACATTTTCTTGATTCGTGATTTCGTGTCGCGACACGCTACCGAGGATCACAGCTTGCCCTCCTCGATCTTCCGCGCCAGCACCGACAACCCCTTGGCGGTGATGCGTACCTGGCTCGCCGCGCGCTCGTCGCCCTGGTCGTCCCGGCCGAGAACCGTCACCTTGTGCATGACCCAGCCGTCTTGGATTCGCGGCTGATAGCCGATCCAGCGAGCTGAGCCGCTCCGGCGGTAGATCCATCGGTTCTGCTGGAGCCAGTCGAAGAGCCGGGAGGGGTTGATCTTGAGGTGCTTCGCAGCGTCGGTGATGCACATCGTTCCTGCTGCACCGCTGAGTCGCTCCAGGGCCTGGACCTTGGGCGCCTGCTCGCTGATGACCAGCCGCAGCGCATGGTTCTGCTCGGCCTGATCGGCGGCGAGCCTGAGTGCCTCTGGCAAGGTTGTTGGGATGCTCGGAACCTGGCTGGACTCCAGTTCGTGGAGTCGTCGAATCACCCGGTACCGGAGGGGAACGCTGTATCCAGAGATGAGGGTCTCGGTCAGGTCTCGGTCGAGGTGGAAATTCTCGGTGTACCCGCGGGAGTCGAGGTCTTCCCGGACATGGCTCAAATCTGAGCCATCCTTCCTCAACGCTTCCAGCATCTCCCGAATGTCCCTCAAGACGTTCTTGTGCTTCTTGCCGGTCAAATCCGCAATCTCGCGACTGCTCATCGTCAGGACCGTGCCTTGTTGGATGACTGCAACTTGTGACATATTCGTCTCCGTTGGATGTTCGGCACCGCCCTCCGGTGCCTCCTCAGAAAGCCCGGTTGCCCCCGGGCTTTTTGCTGTCTGCTCTACTGGATGCCTGAACAGGGGTCGCAGCCGACTAAGCAGCGCCAGCCCCTCTCCGTAACATCTGCTACGTGCTATGCCGCACTCCGGCCCCGAGGCCTCGCTGGCGCGTCGTAGAGGTCTGGGCGGAGCTGGTGGCGGGTGATGCGGGCGCCGAAAAAGCGCTCAAGATCACGCGCCAGCGCCGCCCCTGGAGTCCGGCCGCAAGCCAGAACCTGTCTGAGGTACGCAACGCTCGTGCTGAGCGCCTTTGCAGCGTCATCACGTTCTTGGATGCTGAGCGACTTCCAGAAGGCCCGAAGCGCTTCTGTATGGGTGCTTTGGGGTGTCTCGACGGCCATAAATGTACCTCCTTGGTACAATCATGGTGAAAAGGAAGTGTACCGTCAAGGTTCTGTACTTTTTAGGTACAAATGATGAAATGGCCAGATGATCGATATCACGACAATCCGCCGCGCGAACGCGCTCACACTGGCCGAAAAGGAAGGCGGCACAGTCGCATTCGCTGCTCGCATAGATCGCGAGCCAACCCAGGTTAGCCGCTTGATTGGCTCGAATCCCACCAAGAACATCGGCAACAGGCTGGCCAGGCACATTGAGGAAAAATTCAATATGCCCCGCGGCTGGCTCGACATTCAGCACACCCCAGAGCAGCAACTGCGGGTGGCTGAACCAACTGCCGAGTATCACTCCGGCGGAAATCTGGAGCCCTTATCACCGTGGTCAGATGGCGATCCACTCGCGCCGGACGAGGTTGAAATCCCATACTTCGACGAGGTCGAGGTAGCGGCGGG